ACACTACCTGTTCCAAAATATAATTGTCCACTAGAACTCCAAAATTTTGAACCTGTAAAACTAGCAGAAGCTTGATAACCTAAAATATTACCATCAGAGCCAGAATAAATGGAATTTTTAGCGGATAAATTGTATGAGGTTGTGCTACCTGTAGTGGCATTAACTAATACAGACCACCAACCTCCATCATAAAAAGGTAAATAAACACTTGCTGATAAAGATCCGGTAATAAATTTTAAAGTAGCATATTGGTAATTAGGATCTTTTATTGAACCACTATATGAACTTGTATTATATCCCGAACCTGTGTATTCTAATACAACATTAAAATGGTTTGTGCTATGATTGACGATTGATTGACTGTATGCTATACTAGACGTTGGTAGACCGGAAGTTTTAAATTTAAATTCTAATGCGTTGGGATAAATAGTTCCATAAGGAGCAGAAGATGCTGTCCATGGAGTTGAAACTTTAGCTGATGCGCTAGTGTTAAAAGCATAACTAAATTCTTCTTCCCAGTTATCAAAAGTATTAAAGTTTTTATCTTTTCCTCCAAATTCATTAATTCTTAATACAGTATTAGGAACACCAAAAATATTTAATAAAGCTTGTACATTATTTAATGTACCTTTAGATTTAACTAAATAAGGCAGAGCATGATAAATTTTCTTATATGTTAGTTTATGAAAATCATCTAAAGTAGGAACTAATGAAGCTGATATAGAAGAAGTAACATAATTGTTTATTAAAAAACTTCCAGTAGGTAATAATAATCCTCCACTAGGATTTAATCCAATTAATGAATTATAAAGATTTTGATTAGTAAAATTACTTCCATATAATTTAACTCCTAAAGAAGTTAATACATCATGTACTAAATCTGGTGAAACACCTACATTTAAATTAGAATTAGAATCCAATTTATCAGTAACATTTTGTGTGTATAACCAAACCTCATCAAATAATTGACCAATCATATCTACAAATAAAAGATATTGTGTATTATTTGAATCGTATCTTATAAATTGTGGAATTATATAATATAAACTATTTTGGTTGTTTTGATCATAATTAGAAGCAGTAACAGATTGAGAAGTATACCAATTATTTCCAGTTACACTATTTACATCATATAATGTATAAGGTTGTGTATTATTTACTTTAGGCCAAGTATATGAACTAGAGTCATAATACAAGTATCTTTCATAATTATCAAAATTAGTTATTGTAGTATATATACTACTTTCAATTATAGCTTTACTTGAAGATATAGCAAGTGAACTAGAAGTTGAACCTGTTATATTATTTATACCAACTAACTCAGATTGTGAAGATGAAATAATTAAAAGTTTTTGTCTAAAATTAGATAATCTTTGATCTGCTGAAGAAAAGAAAACAAAATTCTCATAATTAGTATAATCTGTAGTAAGATTAATATTTGATCCAGAAAGATAATTTAATAATTGATAAAAAGAACCTGATGATGTAGTAGTTAATAAATTATCTAAATTTTTATAATCTGTAGAATTATTTATATTATCTAAAACACTAATATTTAAATTAGCTGTCCTTAACGGTATTGAATTGTCTGGGAGGGTAATGTTAGAGTCTAATTCAACAGCATATGCTAATGAATTAGCTTGTTTAACAACAATATAGGCTTCGTTTTTTAAATTAAAATTAGAAGGTAATGGATTGTATAATTTTATTAATAATGAATACTTAGGAGAAGTTTTATCTAATAAAATGTTTACGGATAAAACATATTGATTATCTCCAAAATTTAAATAAAAATCATCATAGTAAGAAGTACTATCAAGTTCTTGTTTAAAAATATCATATGAAATTTCTAAACTATCATTTAAAATAAAATTTGAACTTAATCTAATTTCAGTTCTATCGGATGATATTTCACTTATAAAAAGTTTATTAAAAAATGAAGTACCTAGTTTTGGAGATATAAAATTATATACACTTTTTACCTTACCAAAGGTATAACCTATACTAGTTACATCACTAACAGGATCTATATTAACAGTAGAAATTTGTGATGTAGGAACTGTAGGTACTGATACTACACTAGAAGCACTTACTGCTGAAGGGGGAGAAGGTGTAGTTGATGCCAATGAAGGATCTCCAGTATTAGTCCAATTTCTATAATTATAAAATGAATTTAATAAGGTATCATTAAAATCATAAATAAAATATTCTATTATATCTAATTCTGGATTAAATAAACCTGTAATTTCATCGGAAGATATAACTGAAGCATCCTCCAAATCAATGTTTTGGGGATAAAGGGTGTTTGGATTTATTGGATAAAATTTAGCCATTTATGTTTAAATTTGCTAATGTAGATTGTACACTGGAAATTGTTTGGTTTACTTGGGTTTGTTGTAATGTTAAATTTTGTTGCCTTAGAGTATTAATTTCATCAATTAATGCTTGAATAGTTCCATCATTTGTTCCTGCTGTTGTTCCTATATAATCTGTACTCGTTTTTATAAGGTACTCATGAGAATTTGTACTTCCAAATTTAGGTATAATATAGAATAAATCTTGGTATTCTTGAAAAAATTGGTCTACAGATACTTGTGTAGGAGCCGCATTTGTTGGTAATGTATTTGCTAATTGAGTAAAATTAGTATCAATAGTATTGATAAATTGCTCTTTAGCGTATGCCTGTTTTTTTAAACTTATTTTTTCCATTATCCATTTAATACTTTAAAATAATAATTACTATCATAAACTATAGTATTTCCTTGAATAGTAGTTTGAATTAATACTTTATAATATCTTTCAGGTTGTAAGCCATTCATGTATAAAGTAAAGTAACTACCAGATACATCAGCACTTAATTTAGTATATCTTGTATCAAAATTTACTACAAATTCGTTTGTATCTAAATCCTTTATAGCATAATAGGAAGATGTTGGTAAATAATAATTTTGAGTATATAAAGAAGAGGTTTGCCATACTTTTGGTGGATATTCAGGAGCAGCATTTACTCTAAAGATATTTACACTTTGGCTAAAAAATATTCCTGGGTTTTGATTAAGGGCTACTTGAGCGGGAAGTGTATTTAAAATTGTTAGTCCTGAAGAACCGGTGGAAAATATAAAATCATCCCACCAAAATTGTAATTGGGGAGGATAAATAGTAGCTGTATCTAATGAAAAATATTTTAATTCGGGTTGATAGTTTATATTTCGAATAAATTCTGGATCTTGTTTAATAATAAATCCATCATCAGATATTGCTCCTGTATATTGAGCTCTAATTATATTGGTTACAGGAACATTTAAGTCATTATCATATTTATAGTTAAAAGATTGAGTGGCATAAATAGGATAAATATTTGAATTAAAACTAGAAGTTGTTGAACCTGTCCACCATGTACCTCCTCCAGCAAATGGATTAGTACTAAATGTACCTGCGGAACCTGTATAAGAACCAGTAGAAAAAGGGGAATAATTTTGAGTAGCCCATAAATTACTTCCTGAATATCCTTGCCAATACCAACTAGTACCATCAACAGAAATAGGATCATCTAAGTATTGTCCAGATCCCATAGACCATGCTCCTGATATTGGAAGTATTTGGAGTAAAGTACCTGTTGGAGAAACTTCAAGACCAGTAGCAGTAGCAATAAAGCACTGTAAATTTGCTTTCCATAAAGTAGAACTCATAAGTTGAGCAGAACTACTAATACCTATAATATTTTCTAAAACATAATCTATTTGATCTGTTGGAAATTTGATTAAGAAACGGCTTACTTGAGGGTTTGGATTGTTAAAAGCATTAAACGATGTTTCGGTTGCTTCAATTATAGGATCCAACCCTGTATTCATACTTGGAAATAATGAATATAGAGTAGCGTCTTTTTCAGGGAATATTTTATATACTGCCATTTTGTTTTTTTATAAAGGTACTACTTTTCCTTGAATATCTTGAGTTGGATATTTAACTTCAAATATTGAAGGATCAAGTGAGGGATAAATTACATTATTTAAAGTTGCCGCAGATATATCATACGAATATTGACTATATCCTAAAGTAGTATCATATTTGTTAATAATGTTTACGTTTTGAACCGTTTGAACACCTTCAATTTGATCTAACCCTACAAATAAATTCTTTAGTAAAATAGGTTGATTAATTTGCCATTTATTAATATTAAAATAATCAACTAAAAATGATAAACATTTAGTTAAAACTTCATCATTATTATAATTTGGTAATACTACAATACTAAAATTAACTCCAATATTAACTATAAAAGCATCTTTAATTTTTACAGAATCACCAATCATTCTATATTGTGATAGATAAGTAATTATATTTTGCTTTAAAGCAGGAGAAGCTACTCTTAATGTTCCATCATTATTAGAACTTAAAACATACATAGCAATATTACCGGGGGATTCACCAAAGGCTAAATTTGTAACTTGTTGTTTTTGAGTGAATATTTTTGAAACAGCACCATATTGAGGAGGCATACTTAATGCTCTAATATTATAGTCATCGGTAGTTACTGCTCTTAATTGGTTTTGATAATTTCCTAATGAATTTTGTCAAATTACTTCAATCGAATCTCCAGATCCTCCACCAGTAGGAGCAAGTAAATTAGTACATTCTATAGAATTAAATGTTTGTTGAGCTAATGAGGAATTTGCTAATACCGAATTTACAAATGTTATTCCAGATGTATCTAAATCAGTTAAAGAATTAGCTTGAACATTAGATGTAACTCCTCCACCATTTATATATCTAACAGTTAATGTTGTATTTGAAGGAGCAATACCAAAAGTATTTGTAAATATAAAATTGGTAGGGGAATATGCTGTAGTTAATTTATCTTGTTGGTATGGTAATCCTAAACCTACGTTTTGAGGATTTGGAATAATTACCTCAGTTGTATCAGTTGGATTACCAGAACCAAATAATAATCTTAAAGTAGTAGCATTTAAAAAACGAGTAGCAAATCGGTTTTGGACTTGTTTAATTTTTAATAAATTAGGAGTATCTGTGTAGGAATAATAATTTGGATCGTTTGGATTAGTATTATCAATAGAATCAAAAATAGCATCTTGAGCTAAATTATCTACTTCATACCATTGATTTCCATTAGAATCAAATATATCTAATATTCCAATAATATTATTAGCACTAATATCTACATAATTAAATGGGATAGGTTCTCCAAAAGTAAAATTAGTTGTAGATATAATTCCTGAACGTGAAGATCTTGTTTTTTTCAATAAGAAAGAAACTGGTATACCAGCTGAACTTTGGTATACAGAAACCGTTGTTGGATCAAGAGAACTACTATATGAAAAATCTATTTTATCTTGAATAGTAAAAGTAACAGAACTATTAAGAGATGAATTAATGATTGTATTTTGTGGAACTTGTAAACAATAACTATAATCAGGAATATTAACACTTGATGAAACTATAGAAGGGACTGTTTGATAAAATGTTAATTCTGTTGTAGCCGCACTCGTAACTTTAGGTTTATATCCTAGCATATATGCTAAATCATACAAATTATTTGTTTGTCTAGCATATTGGATAAAGGTTTCTTGAAATTGGTTATCTAGGTAAAATGATAAAACATCACCTACATAAGCTGCCATCTCCATAAACATCATACCAGGTGATGCTGGAGTGAAATCATTATATGTGTTTGGAAAATAGGTTTTAGAATAAGTGATCAATTGATCTCTTAATGCATTAAAATCTCTATTTAAATAATTTATATCTCTTCTAACGGCCATTTTATATTGTAATGTTTATTGTTTCTGTTATTCCAAAATTTTGGACTTGGTATGTAATTTTTATAATATAAGTATTATAATCTGTTTGTTTATTTATAGTTACAGCAGCTATACTTACATAAGGAAAATATTGGGTTGTTTCATCTTGAATAATTTTTTTAATTAAATCATCCGTTATAGAATCCATATTTTGAAATATAACGTTTTGTAATCCACTTCCAAATAACGGATTAAAAACTCTTTCTCCTTGGTAAGTTGAATAAAAATTTACTAAATTAGTTTTTATGGCATCTCTAGTCAAATAGGTTGATTCAAATACTGCAGGAGCATTAAAAGGGAGTTTTACCCCTACTGCCTTCTGAGCTGCTGAATCAATTGGAAATCTATTTTGAACTATAATAGCCATTATTTATTCATTAAAGCCATTATTTGATCTAATCCTACATTACCTTCAGGTAATGCTCCATTAATAGCATCTACAGGTCCAGTTGCTTGAAAATTACCAGCATAAGCGGTTGTTGCTGCTCCTCCACCTTGCATTTCTTCTAAAATACCTCCAAACATTGCTTGTCTTTCTTGTGGAGTTAATTTTTTAGGAGTTGAAAGATGAGGTTGAGCGTAAGTATCTTTAAGCGACTCCGTAACAATTGTTTTAGGAGCACGAACAGCTTCCAATAGGATATCTTTTAATTCCTCTTGAATAGCTTCCCTTACTGCCTCTTTAATAATTTTTTTAAAATCTGATGGTTTCATTGTTTATAAATATTATATTGTTCCAATTTTTTGTTGTGTTCTTGTATCTATTAAGGATTTTAATTCCTCTATTAATGTTTGGTTGTCCGTAGTAAACGAATAGGGGGTAGCTATCACTGTAATGTTTTGGTTATTTTTAGCTACTGCTCGTCTTTGTATAAGTGTTGGAGAAAAATTTTGTTCTTCTATTTGAAGTGAATATCCATTATATGAAGTATCTTCATTACTAACTGGTGTTTGTGTAGAGGGTAAGATTGAATTAATTGTTGGATCTAATTCATTTATGACAATTGTAGGATCATTTAAACATTTTTTTATAACTTCAGATAATTTAATTACTATATCATTTATTTGACTAAGAGGACCTTGAACTAAAGTAAAAACACTAGATACACCTCCTATACTTGATTTTAAAATTGATAATCTTGGAAGACCATCAGATGTAAATAACAATTGTTCTTTAACAATATCAATAGTATCTACTGCAGATACTACTGCTCCTGGTAATGTAAGAGGGGGGAATGCTGCAATGGCTGTTATTAATAAAGGAGTAACTAAGTTAATAGTATTAACCGAAGTTTCAATTCCATTTATATAAGGTTGAGTAGTATTTACAACTTCCTTAATTTTATCTAAAAATAAAATAGAATTATTTATAGCATCTACAGTATTATTAAATTGACCTATTATGTTTCTTACAACTGTTTCATCAGCAGGACATAAATAATCAGCAACATCCTTACTTAAATCAATTCCTAATTTTTCTTCTGCTAATGTTATTATAGCTGGGAGTTGCTGGTTAGAGATAACAAGTGCTTGATTTAAAACTAAACCTTGGAGTTTAGCTAAACCTTTTTGTTTTTGGTCTTCAGGTATATTAATAGAAGAAGCATCAGTAGGTGGTGTTTTTTTATTTGCCTCCTCCCTTGCTTTTGCTGCTGCTTCTCTAGCTGCTTTACGTTGTGCTAATTTTTGTTTTAAAGTATCTGCCATATTATACTGTAAAATTATCTTTAGATTTTAATGATGGTAAATTCTGTTGTAATTGTGTTAACGTTGCTGATAATTGAGCTGATATAGCATTTAGTGGAGCTAATGGTGTTCCTGGAGGGGTTGATACTAAGGTTGAGCAAATATCAGAAAATGATTTTAAACTTGTGATTAGTTGGCTTAATAAAGTTACTGTTTGATCTCCTAATAATAAAGGTTCAGTAGCATCTTTATCTCCTAAATACATTTTATCTGTTTGAAATACTGCTTTTGGAGCATCAATATTAACACTATCTACAGCATTTAAATTTACTGATTTTTTAGATGTTATTAAAATATGGTCTTCAAAAGCATTAATTACAACACGACCTGAATTTATTATAATTTGATTTGAAGCGTATTCTTTTGGTGTTGTGGGGGGGTTTGATGAATAACTATCATAATTAGTACTTGATGCTTCTAATGGTATTTTTTGGGTTGTTCCAAAATATACTGAACCTGAATCTAAATTAATGTTTTCTGTTGTAGGTTTCCAAGCAGGTTCAGAATTATTATATTGTCCATTTCTAATAATTAAAATAGGATCACCGTCATTTCCAGTTGATGACCAATCATTTTTTCTATCTTTAACTGTTGATCCAAAACGTATTGATTGACCCCAACGACCTTCATATATAATATCACCTTCAAAAGGTTGTAAACTTTTAATATTTGATCTTTCTTTAAATGTTTCACCTAAATTAATTTCTTGAGATTGCGGAGTATTTTTTGAAGTTGAACCTAATTCAGCTTGTTGAAAAGTTTTATCCTGTGAAGGAGTTACAGTAGTATTAACTAATGGGTTTGGTAAAGCATTATTATGAACACTATTCCACAAATTTAGTGGTTGGAAATAATAAAATCCACTTTCGTTTAAATTAACAAATTGAGGATCTTGTGATGAAGGTGTTGGAAAACTTATAACATACGTTAATTCATTAATTAAAGGGACTTGAGTAATATTAGGAAATAAAGGTTTAGCAAATTTATAATTTGTTAATTCTGAATTATCCTGAACATCAGGAGAAGGGTTTGTAGGAGAATCAAAAAGAATTGCTCCTAATGTAAATTCACTTCCATATTGTTTATATATTTCGGTTTGGTTTGCTTTAATTTGTTCTAAATCTAAAAAAACAAATTTTACTCTAGCAGGTTTAATAGAAAAACTACCTTTTTCTTGTAAAGTATCTATTTGGGAACCAATAGTAGCTGATAAACCTTCGTTATATAAAGCCATTATTTACCTCCTTTTAATTCATTCATAGCAGATAATAACTGCTCTTTTTCCTCATCGGAAATAGTAAGAGAACCATCAGATGTTACTGTAGCCATAGCACGTTGAGCTAAGGCAGCCATCTTAATTAGAATATCATCGTTTTTAACACTAATTTCCATATATTCTTTAATTAAAGGAACAACAAGAGTAGCGTCCCCAATATCAGAAATTAATGGTTTTAACTCGTTAATTAGAGCTGTTACTTGTTTATCTTTTTTCTGTTGGTTGTTGTAAATTTCCTCTAAAACATCGGAGAATTTTTTCTTACCAAAGATAATATTTTCAAATTGTGACATAAATATACATTTAGTTTCTTATAAATATGAAACTTAAAAACTTGTATATCCATGTTCCAAATAAAATATCCCTTTC